GTGCATTGGCCGGATCCTCTAAAACAAGGTTTTTACTGGGAGTAAGACGATATTTCTGCTCCATTGGATCATTTGGGTACCTCTTTCATTCTTTTTGTTTGTCTTGGTGTATCGGTCTATGGAACTGGACTGTGCTACTTTATTTTTTACCCTTTGTGTGTAGATAAACTAGTGGAGTTAGGATTTTCGGCGTTTGATCGCGTCGTCTCCTGCGCTGCCCTGAGGGGATGTGTTAAGGGAGAGTGGACTTCCATCTGTAAGGAAGTAAATTATTTACAGACGGGTTTATGAAGGCAGTCATCGTTATGTCAGCCTCCCGATCGTACGAGCATCGGGTTAAAGCAAGTGTACTGGGCGCCTGAGAAAACGGGGTTTTCTCGACAGTTGTGTGAACAACTGGGGACTGGAATCCGGAGCGCTAGGCATTCTACTAAAGGAATGCACTGATTGGAGAGTTCAGGATAAAGACAAAATCTCTCGGGGGTAGCGAAACCTCGTTAGGCAGGGCCAAAGTTGCACCCATGAATCTAAAAAGTCAGCTATAAGAACACCGCTATGTCGTCTCCAAATTCAGTTAATTCTGGAAGTGTTAATACAATTACTCATGTCCTTTGTGCTAATTGCAGTAGGGTTGTTGTTGAATCTGGCTTTTTACATATGGTTGCTTCGTGTCGTGTATGCCAGACTCGTGAGAGACTCTCGCGAAGACTTGGCAAGGATGTGTTATGGATTGGATGTGGAACGAGCGATCGTTCCATGTTGTCTGTGTTAGAGTTAGAACAGCGGAAGGCGAGAAAATCCCAGATGTCACACAGCAATTTGCAGAAGATTTTGCCGGCGGTGCGGGGAAAAATTGTAGCGCAAGCTCCAGATCCAACTCCTCCTACTTTTGATGGAAAGCTGCACTTTTTGTTGAATGCAATTGCGTATGTGCGAGATATGATTAAAGATGACATGCGTAGATCGCGAGCAGAGGAAGTGTTGATGACAACAATTGAGATGTCAAAGGATTTGTTTAATGTGGCGCAAGCTGCTTATGGTAAATCCCAAGGAGTTCTTCATTCAGAAGTTGGCGAAGTGTCTCCAAGATTGGTTGCTGCCAATGTGCGAGTGATACTGGCGGAATTGCAGAAGATATCTAATGATGCG